GGCGCAAGAACGCCTCCCCAGTACGCGTTACTTGCTGTATAAACTAAAGAATAAGTAGACACAACTCCGGCGGATGATATTTTTTGTCCAACGTTTGCGCTATATGGAGAGAAGTGAACGTCAAAGTTTTGAGCCAACACACCGCCAGCATAAGCGGCTGTTGTTGTATAAACCAAACTGAACGTACTCACAACACCAGCCGTACCATTATTCTTAAACGGCACCCCGGCATTGATGCTAGTCTGTAGTTTTTTGGCAAAGTTACTCCATGCAACTTGATCTGTGCCGATTGAACTGTTGTCCGCCGTGGCGTCTGCGCCGCCTGTTGTCTGTGCTGGGTATGGAATGAAGACGTTGCTTGCGCCTGTAAGGGAAACTAACGATCCGCTGTTGCTAGACGCTAACACCTGATTTCGGCTCAGTGTAGTACCTGAAGCCGTGTATGTACCAATACCAACTTCCCATGCTGTACCGTTGATGATGGTGTAGTAAGTCTGGTTGCCATCTCCAACACTGGAGAAGTCTTGATAGCCCGTAGCTGCTGCGCCAAGCGTCAGCGTGCCAGTGCCTGCTGTTGTGGTAGTGACCTGAACTCGGTCTTTGATTACGAATGTCATGGTCAGAACTTATTCAAGAATGGGCTGAGACAAACGCCCAAGCCCAGAGGTTGACCGGGATTGGTGGAGATTTTTTGACCTTTTGCTTCACTATACGAAATAAAATAAATATTTCCGTTTGGATCTAAAACTCCACCAGCATACGATTGAAATGCTGCTGGTAAAATTGAATATGTAGAAACAACACCAGATACGGATATTTTTTGACCAACTAACGCGCCAAAAGGAACGAAATGTATATCTCCATTTGGTGCAAGTACGCCGCCATTGTATGACGCGCTTGTGTAAACAAGAGAATATGTACTAACGACTCCGGAGGCAGATATTTTTTGACCAACTGTGGCACCATAAGGTACAAAATGAATATCCCCGTTAGGCGCTAAAACTCCACCAGTATACGCTTGAGTTGCTGTATAAACTAAAGAATAAGTGGACACAACTCCAGCGGCAGATATTTTTTGACCTCTGTTTGCATTATTCGGTACAAAGTGAATATCACCATTAGGTGCAAGAACTCCGCCTTGGTATGCGCTACCCGCTGTGTAAACAAGTGAATAAGTAGACACAACACCCTCAGCAGATACTTTCTGGCCTCTATTTGCACTATATGGTACAAAGTGAATATCTCCGTTGGGAGCAATGATTCCGCCAGTATATTTTCCTGATCCCGTATAAACCAAAGAATATGTAGACACAACGCCAGAAGATGATATTTTTTGACCTATGTTTGCATTATATGGAACAAAATGAATATCGCCATTAGGAGCTAATACGCCACCTTGATATGCAACGGTAGTTGTATAAACCAATGAGTATGTAGAAACTAATCCTGATGCGTTTATTTTTTGACCCTTATTTGCATTATTCGGTACAAAATGAATGTCGCCGTTTGGCGCAAGGACACCACCCCAATACGCAGCAGTAGTTGTATACACCAACGAATACGTACTTACCACCCCATTAATGTTATTGTTTCCAAACGTCTGGCCGCCCACAACGCCTTGATTGAGCATCTGCTGGAACGCTGACCACCCGGCCAGATCGGTTCCAACTTGGCTTGCATCAAAATACGGAACACCGCCTGATGTCACTTCAGACGGGTAGGCGCATAGTACATCTTTACTGCCAGCGCCCCAGTCCACCAAAGCGCCTGAGTTTGAAGATGCGTAGACCTGCGTTCGAGCCAGCGTCGTACCAGATGCTGTGTACGTTCCCAAGCCAGTTTCCCAGTTTGTTCCGTCTGTGATGAGGTAGTACGTGGTGTTGCCGTTTCCAATGACAGAGAAAGCCTGATAGCCTGTTGCGGCTGCGCCAAGGGTAATAGTCCCCGTACCAGTGGTCGTGGTTGTGGACTTGACCCGGTTTTTGAGGACGAGTGCCATTAAGAGACGTTTCCAGTGATGACACAGACTGTGCCAGAAATGAACAAGATGTTTGCCACGCCGCGAGTTGCCAACGTTACTGTAGCTTTGTCTGCATCAGTTCCTGCAATGTAGGCAGTTGTAATGGTACAAGTGATTGTGATACCAGCGGAGGTGTTGTTAAAAATCAGCACTGCATCGCCTGCGGCAAATGTAGCATCAGGAATTGTGATTGCGCCGCCAGTTCCTACGCCGATCACTTTGCCAACATCGGTAGTAGCAATTTGATATGGAGAAGTTTTATCTGTGGTGTATGGAATATTCAAATAACCAACAGAAGAACTTGCCGCCGGAAACGTCATTGTTGTTCCGTCTGTTCCAGCAAGGGTAAGGCTGTTATTTGCCGTCAAAGTCTTACCGTCAGCAATCGTTAAAGTAGAACCTGTGGCTGGAGCCGTAATGGCAACTTTGTTGTACTTTCCGCCAGTAATGTCACCTGTAGTATCGGCCACAGTCACAGCGCTATTTTGAATCAGTTGCCCTGTGGTGCCATCAAATCGAGCAATCGCGTTATCAGTTGCCGATGCTGGCCCGACTACGTTACCTGAGCCACTACTGGTCGCTACTTTTACAAAGTCTGATCCGCTCCAAGCGACCAATGCTTTTTCGCCACTAACAATAGTCACGCCAGTCGTTGGACCTGCGCCACGAATGACAATTGACTGCGTGCTGCCTGTAGCGTTAATAACGATGTATTGTTTGCTTGATGCTGGCGCGGTAATGTTTCTAGTGACAGTACCTGAAGCCGTCCACAAAATGATCGCTTGACGCGCTTGGTTTGCCGCCAACGTAGTGGTAGTCAGTGTTACATCAGTGTCTGTACTGAGTGTTGTGGTCCCGGCGACAGCGGAGTCAACTAAAGAAGTAATGGAGTTGTTGACAACATCGCCCCATGTTCCTGAAAGTTCGCCTTCTACCGGCAGGGCTAAGCCCAATAACGAGGTTGCGCCTGTTGTCATTTAAAACTCCTAAGTTGTGATTTCAACCCAGCCAGCAGACTGAGTGTCATCAATATCGTTCCAATCTGGACTTTGTGTCGTTGCTTGCGCTGACCAAGTTGCGGCTTGCGTATTGCTTACATTATTCCAAATTGAAGACTGTGCATTGCCGATATTTTGCCAGTTTGCCGCCTGCATGTCATCAATTGGCTCCCAAAAATATCTAACAGTTTGAGTGTCTGTAATCGCCATTGATTCCGAAACAGATGTTCCAAAATTGGCGCTTCCATTTTGCAATGCCGCAATAGTTGCAGCTTCCACCACAGAAGCCACGAATGCAGCAGCAGCGGACTGCGTTTCCGAGATGGCAGCATCTTCCGTAATTGACGTTGCAAATGTTGCAGAGACGGTTTGTGTTTCAGCTATAGCAACTGACTCATCAACAGAGTCATTAAACTGAGTGCCTACAGTTTCAGAATCGGCTATTGCTGCTGACTCAGAAGCAGATACAGCATAGGTTGCCGATGCGTTTTGCGTTTCGGTAATTGCTGAGGTTTCAGTTCTGAAAAGCGCAAATGTGGCAGCTACTGTTTGAGCTTCTGAAAGCGTTGATGACTCTGATCGTGAAACAGAATAAGCAACCGTAGTCGATTCAGCGTCTGATATTGCCGCTGTTTCAGAACGAGAAACATTAAACGCCGCCGTTGCTGTTTGAGTCTCTGCAATTGTCGCAGTCTCAGTAACAGATTTTGCAAAGGTGGCGGCAACCGTTTGAGTGTCTGCAATTGCAGCAGTCTCGGTGCGAGATGCCGTAAAGTTTGCTGTGGCAGATTGGGTGGTGGATGTTGCTACAGTTTCAGTAACACTAGCGGCGATGGTTTCCCCGCCTCCCCAAGCGTTAGACCCCCATGCGCCAACGCCCCATCCGGTTGCCATATTAGGTCAGTGTCGCCGAGTACGTGACCGCGATTGAATCTCCCGACACGACTGATTTAGAGCTAGAGAAATCTCCAGCAGAAAACAATGTGCCAGTTGTATTGTCAATCGTTGCGCTACCGCCAATGTTGATGAAGCAGCCAGCAACAGTGCCAGATGATGTTATCGAGAAAGACACCGCTGCCGATGTAGTCTTGCTACCAGAAGATGCCGCGCTAAACGATGGCGTCTTGCGATTGCCAGAATATGTTGGATCATTTGCCAAGCCAACTTCCAGCCATCCAGCGTGAGAGGCTTGTGTATCAGATACGTCAGCAGCTCCTGTGCCTTTCAATCCCATCACCACAGCGCCAGCAGCAGAATTGCCAAGAATGGTATCAAGTGTCAGATTCTTACCAACAGTCGTAACTAAGTTAATAATGGGTTCTTCCCACTTAACCTGTCCGTCGGACCCATAGCAAATGGCGGTGTAATAACCGTGAATGCTCATCACGTCCGATGGAGTCGTGTTGTACTTGGTAGACGCTTCGCACAGGTCGATTGCGTTAATGTTGTCTGTTGTCATAAAGACTCCTATTAATTGGAACTACGAATGAGCGCCGACGACGCGGTGTTCGATGGCATAGTGATTGTGAAATTTGCAGAAGTTTTGTCTGATCCAAAATCCAATACGGCAATTGATTTGTTGCCTTGTGTTTTGTTGTAAATCAAAGCACATCTTGCAGTCACTTCAGCATTGAACGTCACATTGTTAAAGTTAACGTAGACTGTGTATCCAGATGTGTTAATTGTTACTCCGCTAAGCTGAACGCCGCCGGGCAAATATCCAGTTCCAGAAACTTCGTTTGCTGTTGAATATGCAGTAGTTTCTGCATTCAAGTTTGCGCTTGCGTCGTACAAGGCAATCCACAACTCGTCTACTAATAAGTTGTGAACTGCTTGGTATAACTCGCTCTTGAAGCTGGTAGTTTGCGTTTGAACAATTGACATTACGCCACCGCCGTTCTAGCTTGTCCGTCCCGATATGCGTCAGCACGCTGCTTTCCATCGGCCAGATTTTTGTACAAGGCAATTGCCTGCACGTAGCGATCTTGCGCCTGTTTAACCATGTCGCTCTCTTGACGCATGTAGATAAACGCTTCGCAAATGGTTCCATACAACAATACAGAATCAAAATTATCACCAAGCCAAGTTCTTCCGCTTGCAGCATCAACAATTGATTCAGGATAATAGTAATAATGCAGCTCTGCGTTATACGCAAGGTCAGGTGTTGGACCAACAATAAATGTTAATTCATTCACATCTTCTGACTGAGGACCAAATATTGCGTAATGCTTAGGTTCACCTCTGCCTGCTGTATTTGGATATGCTTCACGAATAAAGTTAACATCTTTATTCAGCAAATACAAAAAGTCTCCAGTGAAGGTCAACGTTCCAGACACAGCGCCAGAGTTAACTACCGTCAAAATAACAGAGTTTTCAGAGACGCTTCGAACAATAGCTCCGTCGCCAACTCCGGTTCCAGACACTGTTTGGCCTGCTGCAATTCCATTGGAACTCGTCACGGTGACGAGATACTCTCCAGAGTTGCCTGTGGCCGATGTGCTAACAACTGGGTAAACAGCCAAACTGTAAGTTGACAGAAAGTCTCCGGGGCATTGCAGATACTTATTGCCAACAGTCAACAAACCCGTTACGTTTTTCCGCAAATTTGCAGGTTGCGCAGTGTTGTAGATTCTTTGTTCCGCCTGTCTAATGAACGTATTCATATCGACAGTTGGAAAAGTGTTTTCGCAGTAATTTGTAACTTCTGTTACTAAACTTTGATAGTCGATTTACGCCACCTTTTCCAAGCTGTATTTACTTAACAGCTTGCCTTTCTGCTTCACTGCATTAAAAACGCTCGTATGCAAAAGCCGCATAGTTATGCCATTGGGCCTCTTGCAAGCAAACCTTTTGTAGCTGCGCCAGTGCCACGCACTTTGATGCCGCTAGTCTTAGTCGGCTCTTCGCCAGCAGAACGGCTCATTGCACCAACGCTCACATCAAGCGTATCGAGCTTGCTGTGGTTTGGACCTTTGCCGGGATTCTCAACCACTTTCACGACCTTGCCGGACATGGTGTGAGGTTTTGCATAAGCCGATGCAGGCTTGTTGTTTTTAGTGGCCATGACGACCTCCTTATTTGTATGTGAAGGAAGACTTCTTTTGATTGGCAACTTTAGCCAAACCACGGCCCAAAGCCTTCATTTGTGCGTTAGTTTTGCCGCCCTTAGCCAGCTTCAAAGTTGTACCTTTGCCGCCTTTGTGCTCTTGAGCATCGTGCTGTTTCATTGCTTTTTTGATCAATGCTTTATCTTGAGCAAGATCCATTTTGTCTTTTGCCATTTGAGACTCCTTTAACTTACCGTTACTGTACCAACAAATGTCGTTGCCACCAAGTAATTTGGCGTAATCGACGCATCGAAACTACTAGATCCACCAACCGGTGCCCAGCCCCATTGAATGTCTCGTGAACCGCCAGACAAATTGCCTGCCGCGTTTACGCCAGATGTGACATAAGTTGTGTCTCTGCGTGGCGAACGAACCCCTTGTGGATCCTCTACTGGATACATACCCAGTTGGAGCTGAGGATGATCGGGATCCCAGCATTCCTCGCAAACTTTGAGTTCGTAACGTTTCGTTTTAATGATTTCCGTGCGCAACCGCTTCAGCTTGTACTGCTGACCGCAACGATCGCACTCGGCGATGCTGTATTTGCCGGAAGCAAAACGATTTCCCATTAGGTAGTACCACCACCAATAAATTGTTGACGAGGCACGAAGCGCAATGCTGCTTTTTCGTGATCTTCACCTGCTGCCAAGTTGAACTGCTCGTCATAGACTTGCTTGAGCATGTCCATGCGGCCTTGCAATTCAGGCACTTTCATAGCAATGTAGTACGCCAAGCCAGCCGTAACGGCAGGAAGGAAACGGAAGTTCATGTCAGCAATTTCAATACCCTTACCGGTATCTTGGATGCGACGCATACGCCAGTACACGAACTGATAGCTTTGTGAATTGTCAGGTGTAGGCCACACAGTTACTGCTGGCAACTGAGGGACATACACAATTGTGCCGACCACATGAGCGGCGGCTGTAGTGTTTGCCTGACCACGGAACACGCCGCCAAGCGTGTTACCGGAAATGTATGTGTAGTTGATGATCTCGTCATCTAACTTAATAAAACCAGCTCCAGCCAAGCCAGCAACAGAGTTCAATGTGATTGAAGTATCTGTAGCCGAGATTGCCGTAGCCAAATACAAGTCAGTTGGATTTGTTTCACCAGACATGCGCTGAATCCAAACCTGAATAGGACGGGCCTGTTGCAGCTTATTTGGAATCGTTGCGTATGTAGAGACGCTGATGCGCGTAATGTTCAAGTCAGCTTGAGTCGATGAGCTATTCGCGCCAGTGCGGATAACGTGATCTAACAAATCAACAGTATCGTTTGGCAGTGCGTACGTGTTTTGACCCGGAGTCAGATTAATGAAACCTTCCTCAATCGTCCACATGTTCAGGCCACGGTTAGCCCATTCGATGGTCATCAAATTCATGGAACGACGAGCTGTACGCAAGTCATAGCCAGAACGCATTTCACGACCGGCACGCTCCCACGCCTCTTCCGCAAGTTCTGTGAACTCTAAGTTAAAACCTGTTGTACCGGTCGTGTAGCTCATTTAGCACTTCCATGCCCGAAGGCTTTTGTTGATGCGGCTATTCGGATCCTTCGCTGTCTTCTCAGAAGTCAGCTTCTTCTTCATCCCCTCCATGCGTGCGCAGAAAGAATCTTTACGCTTACCACCTTCAGGC